CTCTCGTGTAAATTTTTCAAAAATCAAAGGGGGGATATAACCCCTAAGTTTTAAAATAGTCAAATTTTTGATTTTGTGGGAAAATAAATCAAAAAAAATCATAGAAATGAGGTGATAAGTATGGCAGAAAGCGGGAAAGGACGCGGTGGAAAGCGTATTGGTGCGGGGAGAAAGAAAGGTTCGACTACGCAGAAGATACTTGAAGGCAAGGCGGCTACGAAGATCGTGGAAGCGCGGGCAGAGGGCGAAGATATCTCGGAGAACTTTGAGAAATACTTTTCACCGCTGCTGAAAGCTGTCAAGCCGCCCGGCAAGGGATATTTCGCGGCAGATGAAATCTGTCTTAACGTATATAACTGGCTGGCAAGCCATAACTGCGAGAAGCTTGTACCTCATGAACTTGTTCAGCAGTACGCGGTAAACTCTGCAAGGTGGCAGCAGTCAGAAATGCTTATAAGCAAGACAGGGCTTATGGGCAAGCACCCGACAACGGGCGGTGACGTGGCTTCGCCTTATGTGGCAATGTCTTTGCAATATCAGCGGCAGGCAAATTCAACGTGGGCACAGATATACGAGATCGTCAAAGAAAACTGTTCGGAGAGTGTTACGTCACTGAGTGACAGTCAAGACGAAATGGAAAAGCTTCTGACAAAGGGCAAGCCGAAAAAGTGACGAAAAAAAGTTGCCACATATGGCACTTTTTGAAAAATGGCAAATTCAAAAACTTGACATTTGTGTCAACTTTTTGGTAAAGGGCTTTTTTGGTGTGCAATTTCTTTGACAGGTCGGCGGGAAAAAGTTGCTACTAGTAGCAACTTTCTTGCAAAGGTCAAGCGAGATAATTGCAGGGCTGATACATTGGCGGCGGTTGATTGTCGTTTGGTTGACAAGTGGTTGGCAATAAAGTTGCCATATGTGGCAACATTTTTTCAGTGGATATGAAAGGGCGGATAGTATGACTAAAGTAGAAGCACTTAAAGAGTTATATAAAGCTATGGGCGGTGCTGAAGATACAGAGGATAAGCAGACTGTTGCAGAGATGCTGAACATGATATCGGATATCGGTGAGGGCGAACACTCGGATGATATTGCAGAAGCAATAAAGAATATTGCTGATGTTGCGGGAAGCATAACGCCTACTCCTGCGACGCTGAAAGAATTGACATTGGAAAATGCTCTTCCTCCAGGTGTTTACCCTGAACAATATGATCCTGCTGACGAAGATGCAGATGGTTATTCACTTGTGACTTTGACAGCACCTAGTGAAGAGGAAGTAAATGCAGAGTGGATAGAAGTTGAACTTACTGTGAATGTTTCAGATAAAACAGTAACAATTGATTCAACAGATGAAGAACTGACTGCTGCTTTTAAAACCAAACAGACTGATGAACCCAGATTTTATTTTAATATACATACCCAGATATAAAGGAGTGAGGGGCCATGCCGAGAAGACCGAAGAAGCCTTGCAGGTATCCGGGCTGTGCTGAACTTACGGAAAATACATACTGTGCGAAGCACGCAAAACAGATGAACGCGGAGTATGAGCAATATGAAAGACCATATGACAGTTCGGAGAGATACGGCAAGAACTGGCGGCATATCCGTGACAGATATATCGCACAGCACCCTCTTTGCGAAGACTGCATACAATACGGACTGCGGCCTGTGCAGAGGTCGGAGGAAGTACACCACATCAAGCCATTATCCAAAGGCGGTACAAATGCGCCTTCAAATCTTCGCGCACTTTGCAAGTCGTGTCACAGCCGACACACTGCGGGTGAGGGCGACAGGTGGCACAGAAACGAACGTATTGTGTACAGCTATGAACAGCAGGGAATACGTCCGAAAAAAAATGAAGCTGAGTCAATAGCCGAAGTGCTTGAACACAAGCACAGCGGACTGATCGATGAATAGGTGAGATATGAAACAAATAATTTTATACAAGTGTGATCCGGAGAAAAACACAGCGTGCCGAAAAACACACTGCAAGTTTAATCCTGCCGTTATTGGCGGAGAGTGTGACATGACGCTCGAAAAGAAAATTGCAATACTTGATGATAAAGGCGAACCGATCATCGGGTTTGATGCTACACTTGGTAGTAGAAAAAATCCGATACAATTAAACATATAAAACCGCTTGATAATTCAGGCGGTTTTTTTATACCCAAATGGAAGGAGCGCGGGTCAAAGGGTGATATAATGGCAGGAAAAAAGAAACTTGCGGGCATGAGAAAGCTAAAGAAATACAAGCCGACAAAATTCATGCTGCCGACTTCGCATTACGACAAGGACCTTGCAGACTATGCGGTAGCATTCATCGAGAATCTTTGTCATACAAAGGGCGAATGGGCCAACAAAAAGTTTGAGCTTATAGACTGGCAAGAACAGATCGTGCGTGATCTCTTCGGCACGATAAAGAAAGACGGATTTCGTCAATTTAATTCTGCTTATGTAGAGATACCAAAGAAGCAGGGCAAATCAGAACTGGCGGCGGCTTTATCGCTATTGCTGTTATGCGGTGACGGTGAAGAGGGCGCGGAGGTATATTCATGTGCGGCAGACAGACAGCAGGCTTCTATTGTCTTCGATGTGGCGGCGGACATGGTGAGAATGTGCCCTGCACTTAACAGACGATGCAAAATAATGGAGAGCCGAAAGAGGATCATATATCTGCCGACAAGAAGCTTTTATCAGGTACTATCGGCAGAAGCGGGGACTAAGCACGGCTTCAATATACACGGGCTTTTGTTTGACGAACTGCACACACAGCCCGACCGTAAGCTTTACGACGTTATGACAAAGGGTTCGGGTGATGCTCGTAAACAGCCATTGTTTTTTATGATAACAACTGCCGGCACGGATATAAACAGTATCTGCTATGAGGTACACCAGAAGGCAGAAGATATCATAAACGGCAAAAAGCATGACCCGACTTTTTATCCTGTAATATACGGTGCAGGCCCTGACGATGACTGGAAAGACCCAAAGGTGTGGGCGAAAGCAAATCCCTCACTTGGAATAACAGTCGATATCGACAAGGTGCGCGATGCCTGTAATTCAGCGCAGGAAACGCCTGCGGAAGAAAATGCATTCAGGCAGTTAAGGCTTAATCAATGGGTCAAGCAGACTGTACGCTGGATGCAAATGGACAAATGGGACAAGTGTGCATTCCCCATTGACATGGAAGACCTTAAAGGACGGAAGTGCTATGCGGGACTGGACTTATCACAGACTACGGATATAACTGCACTTGTGCTGGTATTTCCTCCGCGTGATGAAGAGGACAAATACATAATACTGCCATTCATGTGGATACCTGAAGAATGTCTTGAACTGAGGGTACGGCGAGATCATGTGCCTTATGACCTATGGCATAAGCAAGGCTACTTACAGACCACGGAAGGCAATGTTATACATTACGCATACATCGAAAAGTTTATTGAGGACTTAGGCAAGATATACAACATACAGGAGATAGCCTTTGACCGATGGGGTGCTGTGCAGACTGTGCAGAACTTAGAAGCTATGGGCTTTGTGGTAGTACCATTCGGACAGGGCTTCAAGGATATGTCACCGCCTACAAAGGAACTGGAAACACTTGTGCTTGGAGAAAAGATAGCACACGGCGGACATCCTGTACTGCGGTGGATGATGGATAATGTCATAGTAAGGCTTGACCCTGCGGGCAATGTAAAGATGGACAAACAGAGATCAACAGAAAAAATAGACGGTGCTGTTGCAACGGTAATGGCACTGGACAGAGCAGTCAGAAACGGCAACAGCGGGCTTTGTGTCTATGACAACAGGGGCCTGTTTGCAATATGAGGAAAGGAATGATATCAAGGTCTATAATCGGAAAGCTGTTCCGTTCGCGGGATAAGCCCAGAAACGAGACGGAAGGCGCACGTTTCAGGTCATACTTCGGAATGACAAATTCGGGGAAGATAGTCAATGCACGTACTGCTATGCAGTTATCTGCGGTATACGCTTGTATACGTGTACTATCCGAAAGTGTGGCACAGCTGCCATTACAGCTGTATACGACCGAAGACGGCAAGCGTGCGAAAGCAACAGATCATGCGCTGTATTCGCTGTTATATGCAGAACCTAACCCCGAAATGAGTTCGTTCAACTGGCGTGAAGCCATGATGATGAATCTGCTTGTATTCGGCAACGGGTATTCGCAGATAATCAGGAACGGCAAGGGAGAACCGATAGCTCTTTATCCGCTTATGGCGGACAAGATGAAGGTATCGAGGGACGAGAACGGCAAGATATACTATGAGTACACTTACTCGGATAAAGAATATTCGGGGAAGAAGAAAAAAGAGGAAACTGTCAGGCTTGAACCGAGAGAGGTATTCCATGTGCCGGGACTTGGCTTTGACGGTCTGGTGGGCTATTCGCCTTTGGCGATAGCTAAACAGGCGGTAGGCACGGGACTTGCCTGCGAGGAATACGGTGCAAAGTTCTTTGTAAATTCTGCGATACCTACAGGTGTACTTGAACACCCGAACGTAATGAGCCAGGACGCGGCGGACAGACTTCGTGAAAGCTGGGGCGAGATATACGGCGGGTCGAACAAGGCAGGCAAAGTAGCAGTGCTTGAACAGGGCATGACATACAAGCCTATCAGTATCACGCCCGAACAGGTACAGTTCCTGCAAACCAGGAAATTCCAGACAAGCGAGATAGCGAGGATATTCCGTGTGCCGGGACACATGATAGGCGATCTTGACCGTGCAACATACTCCAATATCGAACAGCAGAGCATTGAGTTTGTCAAATACACACTCGATCCATGGCTGGTAAGATGGGAGCAGGCGATACACAGACAGCTTCTTTCTCCGGAAGAAAAGCTGAACTGCTATGTCAAGTTCAATGTTGACGGACTTCTGCGCGGTGACTATCAGAGCCGTATGAACGGTTATGCGGTAGGCAGACAGAACGGCTGGCTATCCACCAACGATATCCGCGAGCTTGAAAACATGGAGCTTGTGCCCGAAGAGGACGGCGGCAATCTGTACCTTGTCAACGGCAACATGACAAAGCTCAATCAGGCGGGGCTATTCGGTCAGGACAATAACGGCAATGACAGCAGAGAGGAGTGATAAAAGGAAAAAGTTCTGGGACTTTAGACAGGTAAAAAACGAAGAGGGAGAAGTTCCCGAAAGGATACTGCTTCTGAACGGTACGATCTCCGAAGAAAGCTGGTGGGGCGATGAAGTCACTCCTGCGATATTCAAGGAAGAACTCAATGCCGAGCAGAGCGATATCACAGTGTGGATCAATTCTCCCGGTGGAGACTGCTTTGCGGCGGCGCAGATATTCAATATGCTGAGGGAGTATCCGCACAACATCACAGTCAAGATAGACGCGCTGTGCGCTTCTGCGGCTACGGTAGTAGCTATGGCGGGAGACACTGTGCTGATGTCGCCTGTGGCTTCGTTTATGATACATGACCCTAGCACGATCGCATGGGGCAATATCAAGGAGATGGAAAAGACCATCGATATCCTGAACGAGATCAAAGAAAGCATACTCAACGCTTATGAGCTGAGGACAAAGCTTCCGAGAAACAAGCTGGCAAAGCTTATGGAAGATGAAACATGGCTGAACGCAAACAAGGCGATAGAGTATGGATTTGTTGACGGTCTGCTTGAAAGAGCGGCGCAGGACTTCGGACAGCCCACAATGGCGGCGGAATTCACGCCGATGCAGATCACAAACAGTATAAAGTCGAAACTAGCTATCAAGGCAGAACCTGAACCCAAACAGCCCGAAAGGACTGTGCAGAGCTGTCTTGAAAGGCTTGAAATAATCAAAAAGTTTATTTAACAAGGAGGAATAGTAAGGACTATTACTGAAAAGATCAATGACGTAATCGCTAAGAGAGCGAAAGCATGGGAAGCAGCGAAAAACTTCCTGACCAATCACGGTGAGAACGGTGTACTTTCTGCGGAAGACGCTGCTACTTATGACAAGATGGAAGCAGACGTAAGCAAGTACACAGACGAACTGAACAGGCTGAACAAGGCTAAGGAGATCGAAGATTCTCTGGGTCAGCCTATGAACAAGCCTTTACTGGCACAGCCCGGCAAGGCAGACGACAAGGCAGAAAAGCGCGGCAGAGCTTCGGACGAGTATCGCAAGGCGACTATGAGAGCGCTGAGAACAAGCTTTAGAGAAATAAACAACGTACTGAGTGAGGGCAGCGATGCTGACGGCGGCTATCTTGTCCCCGAAGAATGGGATAGCAAAATCATTGAAGAGCTGGGCAAGATATCCATTATGCGTAATCTTGCAACTATTATCCCTACTACAAGTCAGCTGAATATGCCTATCGGAACAACACATCCCGAAGCAGCATGGATCGATGAGGGACAGAAAATAACATTTACTGATGCTAAGTTCAGCCAGATCATTCTTAAAGCACATAAGCTTGCTGTTGCGGTTCAGGTCACAGAAGAACTCGTATATGATAACGCTTATGATCTTGAAGGCTATCTGATGAGAGAATTTGCAAGCGCACTTAACGACAAGGAAGAAGAAGCATTTATGACAGGTACAGCTGCTGCGAATACACCTACAGGAATCTTTGATCCTACCGCAGGCGGTACACCTTACAAGACACTGAGTGCATCACTTAAAGCTGATGATATCGTCGATCTGACATACGCACTTGAAAAGCCTTACAGACCCAAGGGTACATTTATCATGAATGATAAGACTGTCGCAACAGTTCGCAAGCTGAAAGATGGCAATGGTGCGTTTATGTGGCAGCCTTCTTATATGGCAGGCGAGCCCGACAGACTGTGTGGCTATGCACTTCAGACATCCTCTTATGCACCTGAAACAGGTATCGCATTTGGTGATTTTAGCTACTACAAAATCGGCGACAGAGGTACAAGAAGCTTTGCTAAGCTGAGCGAGCTGTACGCTGAGAACGGCATGATCGGCTATATCATGAAGGAAAGAGTTGACGGTATCCTTACTCTCCAGAAGGCAGTACAGATCCTGACACTCCAGGGCTAAGAGACAATACAACAAACGGGGCGGGTCTTCCGCCCCGAATAATTTAAGGAGGTGACTGCAAGGCTCTTATTTGATGATCTGGCGCTTGTGAAAGAATATCTGAGATACGATGATGATACAGACGACAGTCTGATCGAAATGTTTGAAACGGCGGCGGAGCGCAAGGTGATGAAAATAGCGGGCAAGAGCGAGGAAGATTTTGTCGCTTGTGCTGATGCTATGCGTCCGCCTGTGCTTTACGCTACGGCATATATGCTTGAACACAGGCAGGAAGCCGATCATGCGGAGCTTGACATCACGCTTCGTGCGCTTGTTGCGCAGGAAAGGGACGTGCCTGTATGATAGACATTGCAAGCTATAACCAGAGGATAGAGATACAGCAGCTGACCTCCACAAAGGACAGCAGAGGTAATCCCGAACAGGTATGGACCACAGTCGGAAGACGGTGGGCAAAAGCAGACATATCTTCGGGAACAGCGATATATACTCGTCACGAAAGGCAATCAGCAAGTGCAGGATATGACGGTCCCGAATTCTATGCGGCAGGACAGGAACTTGTGGAGACAAAAGTGATGTTTGAGATACGCTATGCAAAGCGTTATGAACAGATAGATACCAACGAATACCGTATAATCTGGAAAGGCAGAAAATACGACATCAAGGCTGTTAATAACGAAAACGGCCTGAATGAAAAGCTGATAATCACTGCAATATGCAAGGATAGCAACAACGCTTTAACGAGTACACAAAACAACGGAGCTGCAAGTGAAGGGGGCGTGAGTGATGGCTAATATCGAAGGTCTTTCAGCAGAAATAGAAAATTATTTCTACAGCGAAAGTATGCTGCTGATGAAAGAAGTAAAGCAGATCACAAAAAGGCACGCCAAAAAACTAAGGGAAACACTCCGCGAAAAAAGTCCTATTGATACAAACATCATGGACGGAAAAGAACACGGAGTATACAAGAACGGCTGGAGAGTATCAACAGAGGAAAGTCCTTTGTATATAGTCTGCACAGTACGCCAGTACAGGCGACCCTCTTTGACCTGGCTGCTGGAAGACGGACATCTTCTGCCGCAGGGCGGAAGAACAAAAGCACAGCCGCATATAAGACCGAATGGCGATGCGGAAGCTGATCTCTGGCTGGAGGAGCTGATGAACCTATGAAAGACATGAGCGAAGAAGAACTGTATGCACTGCTGTCCGAAAAATTTGAAACGGCGCAGACAGACTGGACAGGACATACGGAAGTGCCCAAGCCGCCGTATGTTCTCTATCTGGCGCGCAAGCCCAGCAAGGTAAAAGCAGATAACAAGAGATATTATACAGAGCGGCGGTATCAGCTGGAACTGTACTGTGAAAAGACTGACTACGTTTCGGAAGACAAGCTGGAAAAGCTGCTTGACGACAATGATATCTTCTGGGACAAAGAAAAAATATGGAACAGAGAGATAAATCTGTACCAGGTAATATATGAGATTTAAGCAAGGAGGAATTAATAAGGGCAAGAGTTAATGTCAACAAGATCAAGGCAGGTACTAAGAACCTGTATGTTGCACCTATCCTCGCCATTGACGAGACCAAGACCGACGGCACAGGCTACACTTACGGCAAGCCTTTCCGTGTACCCGGTGCGCAGAACATCAACCTCGCACAGCAGACAGCTACACAGGACATTGCGGCTGACGATGATGCACAGTACTACACAATGACACAGGATAACGGCTATGACGGCACTGTACAGGTAGTATGCCTGCCGCCCGAGTTTGAGACCGAGATCCTCAAAAACGTAAACGGCATGGAAGATGCAGATACTAAAACTGCAGATTTTGCTATGATGATCGAGTTCGACGGTGACAAGAAGAAGGGCAGACACATCTTCTGGCACTGCGTACTGACCAAGAGACCTGATATCACAGGTACTACAAAGGACAACAACCTGACAGTAGATACCGACACTATCAACGTCAAGGCAGTTAAGCGCAAGGACTGCGGCAAGATCAAGGCTAAGGTTTATGAGGACTGGAGCGTATACAGCACTATGTTCACATCCGTTCCTGCGCCTGCGGATATTGTTGACCCCGATGCAGAAAGCGTTACTATCAGCGGTGATGATACTGTTAAGGTAAGCGACACCATCACACTGACTGCTACTACAAAGCCTTCGGGCACTGCTGTAACATGGTCGTCCAGTGATACAAGTGTTGCAACTGTAACATCAGGCGGTGTTGTAACAGGCGTGGCTGAGGGTACTGCTGTTATCACAGCGGCATTCTCCGATGATGCGGCTGTATACGGTTCAAAGGTCATCACCGTGACCGATGAAGAATAACCATGAGCGGCGCATATAACGCGGGCTTTAGAGGTTTTCGATATGCCCTTAAAGACGGCGGGACATACTCACGTCCCGCCCTGTTAAGGGGCGCAATGAAGATTTCCTTCAAGCCGCAGACGGCAGGCAGGGCACTGCTGTGCAGACTCGACGACGGGTCTGTGCGAAATGTAAATTCTATGAGAGACAACGGTATCACGGCGAGTGTGGCGGTAGCAGATCTGCCTGATGATTTTAAGATAAACGTTCTTGGCTATGTGAGGGCCAGTGACGGCAGTTTATACGAAGGCAGGCAGGAAGAAGTCCACTTCGCTTTGCTTTATGAGACACAGGGAGAGACAGAACCTACACGGCATATGCTTCTTGACTGTGTATGCACAAAGGCGGCATTTGATGCAAATACAAAGAGCAATACGCCCGCCATTGATGCGAGAAGTCTGGAACTGATACTCAATCCTGAAAAGGACGACAGCTATGTACTCAGCCCGATATCCTACGGCAAGTACAGGCGGGAGATAAAGCGGTCACAGAATGCGCAGTTATATGACACATGGTTCGGGCTGGAAACATAAGGAGCGGCAGGTATGGAAAAAACGGTAAGAATGGGCGAAACGGAAGTTGTACTGCGTGCATCGGCGGGAGTGCTTGTGATATACAAGGAACAGTTCGGCAGTGAGTATATCAACGATCTGGCAGAGCTTAAAGAGAACGAGGACAATGAGCGTGCAATAGATATCGGCGGCAAGCTGATATGGGCGATGGCTAAGGCACACGACGACAAAACACCGCCGCCTGTTGAGTTCTACGAAGAGGTCGGCAGTTTTGACATGGGCGCTGTTTTTGCCGAAGCTGCCGACCTCTTCGACCGTTCCTGCGAGGGAATAAAAGAGATATCGGACAGCGACGGTTCGGAACAGCTTACAGCTGAAGAACTTGTGACTTCTGCGCTGTTGTGTAAAATGACAGTAAACGACCTTAACAAGATGTCGCTTGCGATGGTCATTAACATCATAAGCGATTACTGCGCGATAAAGAGCGGAGAGGGTATCACCCGAGAAGCGACGCAGAGAGATTTTGACAACTTCTAGGAGGTGCTTAAACAAGGGCGGCAGGAGTACACGGTATCAGAGTTGAGTTTATCGCTGACGGCTCAAAGGTCAGCAAGGAACTCAGAGAGATAAACAAGCAGTCAAAAGAAGCTGAACAGGCGTTAAAGGAAGTTAACAAGAACTTAAAGTTTGACCCCAGCAACGCCGAGATGACTGAAAAAAAGATGAAGCTCATCGCAGAAGAGACCGACAGGCTGAATAAAAAGCTGGAAAAGCTGAAGCAAGTCGAAAAGGAAATGAAGGCGACAAATACCGAAGCATTTGACGCTGAGAAGCTGAGTCGGTATAACTCTTCTTTGAATCAGACCCAGTCAGCAATGCTGAGAACACAGGCACAGCTGAATCAACTTGCAATACAGCGGCAGGACGCCGAAAAGAAAGCGGCGGCGGAAGCTGTTGCGAGAGCAGAAGCAGAACATCAAGCCGAAGAACGTGTTGCACGCAAGCGGCAGGAAAACGAAGAGCGGATAAGACGTGAATATGAAAAGTCTTATCAGCTTTATATATCCATAGCCGAAGCAGAACGTCAGGCAGATGAAAGGCGGCAGGCGGAAAGGCTTGCGGCTGAGGAAGCTGCAAGAGCACAGATAAAAGCCCTTGCGACAGGCGGTTACAAGGATATAGCGCAGGGTGTAACAAAGCTTAATACTGCACTTACGCAGGCGGTAAGGACGGCGGCAATGCTGGAAGTCGTTCTTCTGCGTGTGGGTTCAAACGCTGTAAAGACAGGTGCGGCATTTGATGCTTCAATGTCACAGGTAGCGGCTACGCTTAACATAGAACAGGTAGTACATCAGCAGGAGAGTGCATTTGCTCGTCTGCGCAATGCGGCTATTGAGTACGGACGTATCACGACTTTCACGGCTAGTGAAGTTGCTTCAAGCCTTAACGAATTGGCTCTCGGCGGTTTAAGCGTTGAAGAATCACTATCCGCACTGCCGCAGGTGCTGACCCTCGCAAAAGCCGGAAGCATGGAGCTTGAAAAAGCTTCGACTATCGTAATCGCAAGTATGAAGGCGCTTAATCTGAGCACAAGCGAAGTTGACACTCTGCTTGACCAGATGACAAGGACTGCACAGAAATCAAAGGTAACTGTGCAGGAGACAGGCGACGCCATTCTCAAAACTGCGTCGGCATTCAACCTTGCGGGGCAGGACACTGCGACGATGAATGCTATCATCGGTACACTGGGCAACCGCTTTGAAAACATTGCAGACCAGGCGAACACACTGCGTACAGCACTGAACAGAATATCCACATTTGCGGACGATCTGGGCGAACTGGGCGTAGAGGTCGAGGACGGCACAGGACATATCCGCAACTTTATCGACATATTCTCGGAACTGCGTGTTGCACTGGAAGACAAGACGGACACAGAGAGAGTATCGATACTGACAAAGATATTCGGCAACAGAGGTTACAGCTATGCCGCATATCTCATGCAAGCCACAACAGGCGAATTGCAGACGTTACGTGCGGAGATAGAGAACGCTGACGGTGCGGCAAAGCAGATGGCTGATACCATGACGGACAACCTTGCAAGCGATTTTACTATCGTCAAGTCAGCGGCGGAGACTCTGTCAATATCCATCAATGACAAGCTCACTCCTTCACTGCGCCTTGCGGCACAGGATGCGATCAACGCTATCAACAGAGTAACGGACGAAGTTCAGAACGGCAAGCTGGGTGAACAGCTGGAAGAGACAGGGCAGGCGATACGTCAGCTTCTGGGCAATGCGCTTGAACAGCTTATCAAATATGCACCGCAGATAATCAAATTCATGAACTTTATGATTGAAAATGCGGGAAAGCTGATAAAGCTTATGATAACACTCAAAGGCATAAAGTTTGCGCAGAATGCCGTAACAGGGCTGGCTAAAGTTGTGAAAGGTGTAGGTGAACTGCACACTGCACTTACTCTGGCTTCGGCAGCAGGCACAGGGCTTGGGGCAAGTCTTATGTCGGCATTGGGGGCGCTGACAAGTCCTCTTGCATTAGTCGGATATGCAATAGCAGGAATCGGTTCGGCTATACTTAAAGCCAAGACTGCGGCTATTGATGTGACAGAGGGCATATATCCTACGGCAGAACTGCAAGAGTATCAGGCGCTTGTTGAAAAGAATATCAAGACCCTTGCGGATGCGCGTACAGAACGCGAAGGCGAAATAGACGATCTGGAAACACAGCGCGAAGAATACAAAAAGATGGCCGAGCGCGTTGAGGAACTGGCAGGAGTCGAGAACAAGACAGCCGCACAGGAGAGAGAACTCAACACGCTTATTGCTGAACTGAATACTGCACTGCCTGATCTGGGACTTAACTATGACAGCGTAACAGGTTCGCTGAATATGCAGAACGGCGAACTGGAGACACTCATAGACAACTATCTGAACTATCAGAAAGTGATGGCACAGACTGAGTACGCTTCTGAACTGGCAAAGCAGAAAGTCAAGCTTGAAGTTGAGTACGATGACGCGCAGGCACAGCGCGAAGAAATGCAAAGGCGAAAAGACGAAGCAGACGAAAGACTGCGGCGTGTTTTTAGCATTGCATCGGGGCAGGAAATATCGCCGGAAGTATGGGCAACATTTACCGAAGAAGAAAAGAGAAAAGGCGCAGCAGGCGAAGCAAAAAATTACCGCGACAGTACGTTTGGCAGTGTAATAACGAATGCTTATGACGAGTACCGCACGGCGACAAATGATCTTACGGCGGCAGACGAAAGCATTCGCAAGGTAGGTCAAGCTATACAAACGGTAGATACAAAGCTTGAAAATCTGAACAAAGAGATCGATAAAAATAAAAAGAACCTTGACGAGACTACAAAGAGCACTCTTGATTATCAGGCAGCACTGGAAGGTGCGTTTAAGATCGCCGAGGGATATATCGAAACAAACGATTACGATGCACTGGCAGAGCTGATAGAAAAGTTTCCTGAACTTGAAGAACAACTTATAGCCGCAGGCTATGATCTTGATAGCATAATAGGCAAAACCAAAGAAGCTACAGATGCTGACAACAAGCTTGCAGAGCGAATGAAAGCTTTGCAGAAAGCGACAGCAAACTACAAGACAGAACTCAAAGACCTGATAGGCATACTGGACAACGTAAACAAGGGCACAGCTTACAGTACATCACAGATACTTGACCTTATTGAGAAATATCCACAGCTGGCTTCGGCTATACACGCTACGGCGGACGGATACGTTGTGGAAGCGGAAGCTGTTAAAAAGCTTACACAGGCTAAGGCTGACAATCTTGTGGCTTCGGCACAGGAACAGCTGGCACTTGTGGAAGCACAGAAAGCAAGAATGCCGAATTCCTTTATCGGAAATATCGTTGCACAGGGTATCGGCGGCATAGCATCACAGCTGGAACAGCAGATAGCAATGTATCAGCAGATAGCCGACGATGTGAGAAGCGGTGATATTTACTACAATCAGTCGGGAAGTTCTTCTTCATCGAGCGGAAGTTCGGCAGAGAACGACTGGCTGAAAGAACGCAAGGAAGCTGCAAAGGCTGAGGAAGCTGAACTGGAAAACCAGTACAAGACCGAAAAGATATCCGCAGAGGAATACTATAACGGGCTGATGGACATTGCCCGCAGGTATTATGCGGGTATCGGCGAACTGAGAGAAGAATATCTCAGTGCCGAAAACAAAGTCTATGAGGGATTGAAGAAAGCACAGGAAGACGAACTTTCCACAGCCAAGAAGCTGGAAGATCAGCTGAAAGCAGTCAAGGAAGCAGAGGATGCGCTAAAGAATGCACAGACACAGCAAGTACAGGTATACTCGGGTGCGGCGGGCTTCCACGCAGAAGCGAACACTGCTGCTATCGAAAAGGCACGGCAGACACTGGCGGACAAAAACTACAATCTGACGGAAACGCTTTTAAAGAACGCAAGGTTCAACGGTGAAAGCCTTAGCGAACGTCTGCGGAATATCGGCATGGCAGATATACGTGATCTGCTTCCCGACCTGTCGGGTCTGCGCCTGCCGTCACTGGGCGGAGGAACGACCACAAACAACAATACAAACACGAGAAATCTGACATACAACGGCGGAGATATCAATATCACGATACAGGGCAACGTTGACCCGCAGACAATGCCGACGCTGAAGACCTCGATAGAGGACGCAGTAAGAGCGGGTATCAACGCATTTCTTGATGAAGAGAATGCCGCAGGGCAGGTAGGAGGGATTTGATGCGGAGCGTTATGCGAACAATAACAGACGTAAGCTATGATAACCGTGCAGTTGACTGTGCGGAAGAAGGCAATGCGTTTACTATCAATTCCGATCATATATCGTATATAAGCTCGACTTACACGGACATGGAGACGCGTTCAAAGTTCACACGAACTCTGGGGGACGGAGTTGAGACAGACTATTCACGGGGACAGCGGATCGCCGTGAGTATGTCCTCGGGCTTTACGGCAGGGCATGACTATATGTGCGTACAGACCATATACCAGCGCAAGGCGGGGGATATGACAGAGGAAGACATCACGGCGAATTTTGATGTATACATGGGCGCGGGTCGGGTACAGGAAGACAGCGACAACGCCACATACGTATATATCGACAAAGATATCAGTTTTATCCGAGCGCCTGTGAGGAAAAACAGCAAGCTTGCGGGCGGCTGTATACTGCGGCTTGATGACCGTGATCTGCTTATCACAGCATACAATGCGACAACAGGCAGGGCTACGGTAGAGGGTGTTGACAGTTCCACAACGAGGACGACCACACAGGGAGAGAACTACAAACTTATAACTAACTATCTTGTGTGTGATGCATTTGTATTTTACTATCGTACAACACCCGAGATAAGCATATCTACACAGCTGACTACCAACGGCATTGAAGTGACAGGCAGTTATTCGCAGGCAGAGGGAACAGAGATACAGTCCTGGAGAATGTGGGCGACCTATGCTAAAGAAAATATCATTGCACCATCGAACACGATCCGTCACGGTGAAAATTTCGGGTATGAGATCGAGGATGTATTCCCGATACTTACATCAAACGGATATGATCCGATCGACCCCGAATATCCTGCGGAAGTTGACATCTATCTGGAAGTGACAACGCAGGACGGAGTAACAGTGCAGACAAAGCAAGAACTGGAATTTTCGGCGTTGAACCCACTAACTGTAAGAAATCACACTACTGGCACAGCGATAGTAACAGGTATGCCTGCGGGTGGAAGTATATTTGCGTATCTTGAGCAGAATTTCCATCAATATGATGAGGATACAAGTAGATTCAGCGGATGCAAATATACAGGCAATGCTGCATACGACTCCCAGACAGGCGAGTATATTGTCAGCACTGTCGAATATGGGCACAACACACGGTACAAGTTTATCATCTGCGGTATAGACGGCGAGGGAAATCTTTACTTTGGACGATCTCCCGCATTCAGCGACCCGAGTAAAAAGTGGAGCATCGGCAAGCTTAAAAAGTCAGAAGGCAGATATAACACGTATCGTTATGAAGGCGGATTTACTTTTTACGTTGACATACAGCCGGGGGCGATAGAAACTGTTGTCGGAAATACGGTATACGGTACAGAGGGACGTTTTCCGAAGAACGTTCACGGTTCGGACAGATACGATACAGGCACGTTCACGGCACTGCTGGGGACCATATACTCACCCGAATACAGCATATACAACATCGAGCGGTGGACAAAGTTTATCACGCAGGAGGGGCTTTTCCTGCTGAAGACCGGCACGGGCGATGTAAAGATCATAACCATAACAGGCAATCCGTCAAGGCAGTACGGTTCGTCAATTGCTGAAATGGGGCTTACACGGATAACATATACATGGGCGGAAGCGGCTGACATAGACGAGGTGACGATACTGTGAATTTTTATAATATCATCAATGCCGCCTATTTGTCGGCACTGACTGACCCGACTGCAAGATACCGCACAAAGGTGATGCCCTTAGACCACTGGGAAAATGCTGTGGGAGAACTGTATGAGGATATCATCACGGATACTTCTGCACAGCAGACTATCGGCACAGGTAACGGAGTGCGGCGAAGTCTGACGATATCCCTTGCAGACGAGGACGGCAAGTACAGTCCGTCAAGGAACTCGCACTTCTGGTACAATCGAAAATTCTCGCTCTGGGAGGGCGTAGAGGTCGGTGAGGACATTTACTGGCAGGAGCAAGGCGTTTACTACTCCACAAAAGCAGAAGAATACAGGGGCGCTGTGAACATATCAGCGGTAGACAAGTTCGGGGCACTTAACGGAGAGACCAATACAGGGCGTTGCCCTCTGCCTTTCACGACGGACATAGCAAGCGGCGACATTTATATCGCAGACCTGATTATAGAACTTCTGGGACGGAACACAGGCAGTCTGCCGATAGACCCGATAACACCTATCATCGACCCGATATTTGAAACGACAAAGCTATACGCGGACATAACACTGAACGCGGGACAGTTCTATGGCGAGATACTTCTGCGGCTGGCGGTTATGTACGGTGCGGACTGCTACTATGACAGGTTCGGTCGTTTAAACTTCCGTAAAAAGGCAGTAAAGGACAAGCCGTGGTGGTATGAACACATGGGGCATGAATGGGTGTTTACCGAAGACGATCCAAATATTACCGAGGGAGTACGGCGAACGACCGATCTGAAAGCGGTGAACACGGTGACGGTAATGAGCGACAATAAAGACGGCGATGCGGCGAGTGTGACGGTGAGGAACACGAACCCCGAAAGCCCTGTGTGTGTACAGAATGTAGGGGAGCAGTATCCCGATGAATGTCCGATGTACATAGCTGTGGGAGATACAACGATACAGACGGCAGAGGAGAAGTGCAGGGCGTACGCGGAGTATGTGCTTTTGCAGAACACGGCACAGCTGCTGACAGAGCCATTCACGGCAATATTTCTGCCACATCTTGATACGGACAAGCTGATAGATATGCGGGGTGAGGACAGGCTGATAACAGGTATCACGGTAGATCACAAGACAAAACTCATGCAGATATCTGCGTGCAGTGTGGCGTATCTGCCGAAGGGAGGTATAGGGATTGAGTAAGCTGACGGATATTATAAGGCGGGAAGTCAAAGACCTGGTATCTAAGCAGGGCGGACTTATGGTAACGCCTGCGGTGGTAACTGCGGTGCAGGAAGATTTTCTGAGGGCGGACGTTAAACTGCTGGGCAACGGTGCAGAGATAAAGGGAATGCTCAACAAGTCTCCCGGGAAGCTGACTGTGGGGCAGACGGTGACTGTAGCTTATGAGACACTGCCTTCCTCGGGAGTGATACTCATTGCCAACGGAGAGACTGACCCGTTATCTGAGGGAGGAGGGTGGGAGGTTGACACGGCGGTTTTGCTGGACGAGGATAATGTACATCACTGGCTTGCGGACGAGGAATTAATGCTGAATATAGATGCAGAAACAAAGCTGTTATATGGCGGACATCAGAGACTTGTATCCGTGCAGGGTCATGCTTGTAGGTGGGGAACATCAACAACGCTTACATCTGATGACGTTGACAAATTCGGAAGCAAGCTGGAGCTGGACGTACAATGGCGTGAAGACGCGAGCAGTGATTTTGTGTTAAGGCATATGGTGTTTGAGATGGTTGTTAATACCATAAACACAACTACATCACAAGGCGTAACGTATGATTCATATACATTTGGCATCATCGTATCATGTTATGACCCTAATAGCCTAAGTTCGCCATTATGGACACAAGCGTTTGCATCGCCTGCCGTAAGGTCATACGGCTCAATTGAAGGCTTTATTGTGCCGACAACTGCCAATATATCGTTTAATGATACGTTCTCTATCGCGTGGTCTGGTACGACAAAGAGTGTATCGACACCATATGGTTATTGTGTATGCGGTAATCTCGAATTATATTGCGGTGTGTATACCAATGACACGGTTACTCTGAACACGTGGCGAGAAGGCAGTAATACCAGACATGTATACGCAAGCGGTTACAACAAAGGTGGCTCATATAAGTGCGTACCGCTGGAGAGCACCGCAGAGAAGTGTTTTGACCAGAGTTTGATGACCAGAAGCGAACCTGTCACTCCTAATCAAGGAGGTGGCGCGTAATGTCCGAACTACAAATAGGTACGCTCGTCAAACCGCGTCAGCAATCAAGAAAAACGTATGATATTACGTATACGCATACGATACCCGCAAATCCGGACACGATAGATGCAGCGGGATCACGAAGTTTTGGTCCTATAGATATTTGCGGCCAAGATTATGTTCTGGCGATAGGGTCGTTGAACTTTATGCAGGCGAATACTATATACAATCTCGACGCATTAGTCGAAGTTGTAACCGCCGATTCGCAGATAACAATAAATAACCCAACCAACCCTCATAGTGCCTGGACGGTATGGGCTTATTCGCCATCGGCGCAAGCTTCGGTGAGACTTTTTTATCTTGCATACGGACCTTTACCACAGACATCATATCCGTCAAGCATGTACGAACTTGTGAGTGTCAATAAGTTTAAGATATCTATAGACAGCGGATACGCGCAGTTGCTATACGGCACAAATTCCGTAACTGGCAAGTATGAACCAAAGTACAGCGCGGTGGTTGGTATTTATGGTGCGGGTAGTGGTAACAGAGCAGCAATAGAGTACGAGGTAGTGCTAAGGAATTTAAACACACTTGAAGAAATAACAGTATCTGGTACAAATAACGATTACTCGGTTGCCCGAAGTCCTTACGGTACAAACCTTGTATTCGCGCGTCCCGTCAGCAGCTTTGGTGCTAATGGCGACATGAAGGGGCAAATAACAATGACTGAAACACCAGACAACTAAGGAGGGATAGCATTGAAAGAAAAGACATGGCACAGCCTCATAGCACTGGCAATAGGCGGTATTTCCGCATATATGCGGCTAATGTTTGTACCACTGGCAATACTCATAGTTGTGATGATAATCGACTATATGTCGGGGATGATCAAGGCGTGGGGCAATGACGAGCTGTCAAGCAAGGTCGGGCTGAAAGGGATAGTCAAAAAGCTGTGCTATCTGATGCTGGTATGCGTGGCAGGAGTGGTGGACTGGCTTCTTTGGATCGGGCTTAGGCAGGTGGGAATAACGCTGGACTTCGGCTTTTGCTTCGGGCTGATAGTCGTGATATGGCTGATAATCAATGAGTTAATCAGCATACTTGAAAATCTGGGAGCTTTAAAAGTCCCCATGCCCTCATTTTTGCGCTCTTTAGTAGGGCATCTTAAACAAACGGTGGAAGCTAAGACAAAAACGAAGGAGGAAAATAACAATGAGTGAAAGACCTTTTGATTTACAGTCGAGAAACGAGGAGATACTTGCGGCGATTATTGACGGCACCGAGTATACGGCCGAACCCCAGAGCAGGATCGAGTATCTGCTGTTGGAGCTGAAGGAAACTATTGAGGGTGGCGGCACGGATGACTATTCCGACCTTTCCAACAAGCCAAAAATCAACAACGTCACCCTTGACGGCAATAAATCATGGGCTGACTTAGGGCTGTCAAATCCGATGCACATAGCAGGCAGAGTAGACACTTATCAGGACTTGCCTGCAACAGCGAACGAAGGCGATGTGTACCTTGTGGGCTTAGCGGCAGAAACGGAAAAGGAAGAGTATGTGTATGTGTCTGGCGGCTGGGAGTATCTGGGGTCTAACACTATCGAGGTTGACAACGCGATGTCTACGACTTCGGAGAATCCAGTGCAGAACAAAGTTATTACTGCGGCAGTGAATGCCAATACGGAAAAGCTTACAGGTATAGCCGAGACAGATGATAACTACATTGAGATGGGCAACGGAGTAAGGCTTTATATCAGTGATACAGAACCGACAGGCACGATACCCGAAGGTTCGATAGGGATAGGCTGGTGATAGCATGAATAGCATGAGTGGTCAAAAACTCAAAGGCATACCTTACACAGGCACCCTCCCTGCTGTACTTACAGGAACTAAGGCTGGATATCTGCACAAATACAAGATATACGGCAACACCGAACAGACAGGAACTCCAACGCCCGAAAATCCGATTGTGCCGAGTGAATGTGGAGAGAGAACGGAGAACATATGGACGTTAACAGCAACGGATTTTTCTGAATCAACAGTTGTAGTTGGTGCAGCAAAAGAGGTCACTATAACAGGGCTTACACCGAACACGCAGTATACTCTGGCTTCTAATATACGCAGAACCGACAGCAATGCATCTTGTCTGTGGTTTAACGGAACAACAGGTCCTATTAACGGTGTCTGGGACGGACAGCCAAGAACCGCCACGTCATCCGCAAACGGCGAATTAAAGGTATACTATCGTTCGGCAATTTTACCAGAGTTCGATGACTATTGGTATATGCTCAACCTCGGCTCAACCGCTCTCCCCTACGAACCCTACGGTTACAAACTGCCCTTGACATCCGCAGGGCAGAATGTGGATATCTATCTTGGTGAGAGTCAGGCGACAAGGCGGATAAAGAAATTGGTGCTGACGGGGGATGATGGAGAAACATGGACGCAAAACTCGGCAATAATTAGTGGCAACGCATATTACAATACGAGTATTTTTGCTAACTACAAAGCACGTTCGGGTATTGGATATTGCACACATTATCCGTTAGCAACAGTCGCCACCGCCACAATCGGTGTGTACTTCGGCGCAGTCGTTAACATTATTTCAGCTTTTTCGGAGGGTCTTGATACTGCTGATAAATGGAAAACCTACCTCCGACAGCAGTACGCTAACGGCACCCCTGTAACAGTTTGGTACGTCCTCGCAACCGAGGAAACAGGCACACTCAACGAACCTCTCCGCAAAATAGGAGATTATGTTGATACTATCGACAGCACGCAGACTTCTGCGCAGATACCGACCTCAGCAGGTTCAACGACCATAAGCTGGGCTGGAAGCGGACTTGCACCGTCAGAGTTCGACTCTATTCAGGAGTGGGTGGATGCACAGACGTATACGTATACCAACGGTGAATGGGTAGCTGATAACTAGGAAGAGGTGATACCATGAACACCAAAGGCATAGACGTATCCCAATGGCAGGGCAACATCGACTTTACGAAGGTAAAAGCCGCAGGGTATAAGTTTGTCATCATTCGCTGTAACAACTGGGATAACAACTACAACTGCGTTGTAAAAGATATCCGTTTTGAGGATAACTACCGCAAGGCAAAGGCGGCAGGGCTTGACGTAGGCACATATTACTACACATGGTATACCGATGCCGCAGGCGCTAAGCACGATGCTGAGCTTTGCAAAGAGTACATCAAGGGTAAGACCTTTGAATATCCGATATACTTTGACCTTGAATGGCAGAAAGCCTTTGCTCGTGGTAAAGCTGTTTGCTCCGAAATGGTCAAGATATTTTGCGATAGTATGGAAAAGGCAGGCTACTTCGCAGGGCTGTATATCAGCCGAAGCCCTTTACAGCAGTACATCACAGCAGATGTAGCAAGCAGATATGCACTCTGGATAGCAGAATACGGCAGTAAATGCAACTACAATGGCACTTATGGTATGTGGCAGTACACTTCCGAAGGCAGTGTGCCAGGCATCCAGAATTACTGCGATCTTGATGTCTGCTATGTAGACTATCCGAAGATTATCAAAGAAAAGGGGCTGAATAGCTATCCAATGCCTTTAAAGCCCACTCCAAAGCCTATACTTGACAAAACGGGTTTTGAAAACGGCGATAAAGACCTCGGTGTGCTGGCACTGAAACAGCTGTTATCTCTTGCGAGAGACAAGGGCATGACATCTGCAAACTTTGACTGTTCGCACGACAAATTCGCCGCTGGCACAGAAAAAGCCGTTAACGATATTCTCACTAAATGGGGATATCAGCAAAACGGCGTGGCAGGCGAAAAGTTCATAAGAAAGCTTGCAAATACGCTGGAAAAGTGATATAATATCATTAAAGTAATTCTTATGCAGTAACCTCCGCACCATTAGCGGAATGGTAAGACATGAGAATTTTTAAAACTCATGAGTAAAGCCTGTCGGTCGTTTGATCGGCAGGCTTTTTTGTTTTTTATATTGAGCGGTAAATGAACGGATATTGAACGCTTAATGACCTTGCTTTGACACGGCTGACAGTATATACTTATACAGGGTGATAGCTATGACGAGTAACGCAGAGATAATCGCAACTATCGACAATTACGTGAGGGGCCGTAATGCAGAACGTAACCGCGCCATACTTAAACGGCGGCTTATCGACGGTGTAACTCTGGAACGGCTTGCTGAAGAGTTTGGTATGTCTGTAACACAGATCAAAGATATCATCCGAAAGTACATTCCTCTTGTACGCGATCGTCTGTCTTTATGACAGGCGGTCTTTTTTTATGCCCGAAAATCGTCTAAAAGTCGGCTGAAAGTCGTCTAAAAGTCGGCTAAAAACTTTCTTGTGAGATATGAATATATCACATATAATATAATAAGAAAGAAGGTGCGAAGATGTACGGATACAATGACTTATACAATCCGCTTATGAATCCATATCTGCCGAACCCCGGACAGAACCCTTACCAGCAAGCCCCAAAGCAGGAAGTTGTAAAGGTCAATGGAGAAAACGGTGCAAGAGCTTTTCCGATGGGCGCAAGTTCTTCGGCACTGCTGCTTGACGAATCGGGCACTATCGTGTGGCTTGTTGTGACCGACGGTGCAGGATACAAGACAGTTGCGCCTTATGATATAACACCGCATCAGACAGCGCCTGCGGCAGATGTCAGCGGCCTTGAAGAACGAATACGAAAACTGGAGGAGTTTGTTAATGGCTTTACCGATGATACTTCAGCAGCTGGGAACGAACAGCCAGCAAATGCCAGATCTTGAACCAATAAGAAAAACAATACAAACACTTAAAGCGGCTAAAGATCCGCAGGCACTTATGCAGCAGATGATGATGCAGAAGAATCCGGGTATGCAGCAGGCACTTTCGTATATCCAGCAGCACGGCAACGACCCAAAGAAGGCATTTGAAAATCTTGCAAGAGAGAAAGGATTTGACCCTGAGGAGATAATGAAAAATCTGTTATGATCCGTCAGTGCGCAGGGCGGTTTATATACCGGCTACCAATCAGGAGGTAGTCGCTATCCTTAACAGTTAAAGGAGGACTAACTATGGACAACAACACAGGCATGAGTGTAGCAGATGTTGCTGCACTGTCAAACGGCGGCTTTGGCGGCGGCTGTAACGGTCTGGAAGGCCTGATCTATCTGGCAGTCATTATGGGTATCTTTAATGGCGGCTTCGGTGGTTTCGGTTTCGGCGGCAACGGTGCGGCAGTTGCAACAGGCATGGCAACACAGAACGATCTTCAGCGTGGATTTGACAACCAGAACACAATGGCAAATCAGAGGGAGATACTTGCGGCTGTTACCAACGGCACAGCACAGACTGTGGCTGCTACCAATCAGACATTCCATGATACCATCGGCATGGTTCAGAACAGATACGATGAACTGGCAAGAGATATCAGCGGCGTGGCTGTACAGCAGGCGCAGGCTATCGCGAATATGAACGAGTGCTGCTGCTCAACTAAGATGATGCTTGCCGACACAGGTGCATCACTGAGTGCTCAGATAGCACGCAACAACTATGATGCGGCTATGCGTGATGCTGCTACGAACGCGAACTTTACAGCACAGATTCAGAGCGTAAAGGACGAGATAGCACAGAACAAGATAGAAGCACTCCAGGCACAGGTATCACAGCTTCAGCTTGCACAGGCTACGGCAGGTATGCTGAAGTTTCCCAACAGCTGGACATACGGTGCAGGACCTTTCCCGCCCATCTTCGGCTGCGGATGCGGTGCTAACGGAAACATTTAACGTCACTGCGGCGAGGACTTAATGACAAGGGCAGGACGTTAAATCCTGCCTTTGCTTTTTAGGAGGAAAATATGAGACAGAAAAAGACAGTGGTTGAAACAAGTCTTAAAGACAAGATCAGCAAAAAGATAGATGATGTTATCGAGTACATCATCTCAAAAGAGCCTAAAGATATTACGTACAATGAGTACAAAATACTTGATAGCAAACTTATGTCCATAAAATACGAGGAAGAGCAGAAAGCTAAAAACAAAGAAATGTCTGAATTATGGGCTAAAGCAATGAGCAACAGCATTTGGGGTGGGAGTTATTGTTGCACTCCTAGCCTGCCTGAATCAGTAAAGGAGGATTAATATGAGCAGATCACTTATACAGCTTGCGAACCAGTCACCCCAGGACGTAGCTGAGGGCGGCATTATAGCACTCGGTTCGGTGCAGAGAAGATACGGCTGCAATCTCAGGCTTTCCGGAAACGGCGTGGAAGCTGACGGTGCGGGATATTATGACATTGATATGGCTGTAACTGTTGAGCCTACTGCCATTGGTGCGGTAACTGTGGCGGCATACAAGAACGGCGTACAGATCCCCGGCGCGATAGCATACGGATATGTTGGGACTGTGGACGAGCCTGTCACTCTGCCAATAATAGCGACCATTCGCCAGAACTGCTGTGACAGTGCGGACAACATCACAGCAGTACTTATCGAAAACGCGGGTGTTGTAACCAATATCTCTACCCGCATTAAGAAGGACTGATTTTATGAAGATCATAAGAATGCTATCCGATATGATACAGGATGAGATCGAGGGCGCAAGAGATTATATTAAGCAGGCGCTGGAGCACAAAGATGAACACAAAGAACTTGCGGATATGCTGTACAGTATATCCATGGAAGAACTTGACCACATTAACAGACTCCATGCATCGGTAACTAAGATCATCAAGGATTATCGGAAGGAACACGGCGAACCACCTGTTGAAATGATGGCAGTGTATGAATACGTACACGGCAAACATATAGATCAGGTTAAGGATATCAAAGAATATCAGACGATGTACAAAGAAATGTAAGCAGAAAAAGCCGCGCAGTATGCAGAAGTTGCACATTGCGCGGCTGTTATTGTTCAGTCGGAAGTCCTTAACAGGTCCTCATAATTTTCAAGAGCATATCTGCAAAGAATTATCTCCAGCATTTCAGAACTTGTTTTATCTTTCGGGACATAATCTATGATACCATCATGATAATTCGCAAGTACTTCTGCGTTATAGCGTTCGGTTATACGCTCTAGCAGATCGATGTAGTTATCTTTGATGGTGAGTTCAGGTTTGCCACTTTCTGTAAAGTTGCCATATGTGGCAACTTTTTTTAAATTGACATTTTCTGGAAATGTGCCATATGTGGCAACTTTTCCCGGCTTGTCGATTTGCTTTCTCACATCTTTGTGTTTTATAGCACTTAGTTCATTAGAACTTACAATAGCGGACTGTTTTTCTTTATCATATCTTGCAATCTCATTGGCGGTCGATATTGAAATACTACCACTTTTTACAGCTTCCTGAACTTCATTGATTGCATTCTTTTTTATGTTTTGCAGTTTACTTACCTGTGATGGAGAAACATTCAAGTAGCTTGCAAGGGTCTCTCTGATCTTGCCGAACTTTTCACCTGCTTCTTTTTTCTTAGTGAGTATATCGTTTACGATTTCAAAGCTTTCACTTAATTCGGCATCGGACAATTTTCTGGCAGAAACGTTCATGAATATAAGATTAAGCTTTTTGTCATCGTCATTAGAATACTCCTGTACAAGACAAGGAAGAAAGCGTGAAACAGTCTCACCTTTTTGGAGAAGATATCTGACGGCGGCTGTACGTCTGTGGCCGCTGATTATCTCATATCCGCCTGTTGGAGAAGGTGTTACTATGAGATTTTCTTTTACACCACCCTGTCCGAGAATAGTTTCGGCAAATTCTTCAATTCTCTCGATATTGAAAAAGTTGTCCGACGAACTATGCAGTTCATCTATGTCGATCATTTTTACGCCGTTTTTAAAAGTATCACCGGCTATTGCCTTTAAATCACCAAACATATCAAGCATTGTTATCACCTCTCATAATCTCCAGTGCCAATCCTTCATAAGCATTTACTATTGCCCAACTACGTTTTGTTTTCGGAACTCCGTTTCTTATGAAATAAGCTTCTATTGGAAGTCCTTCAATAAGACTTTTACGGACTATCTTAGAGTATGGGATAACCGTTGTCATAAGGCTATTTCCGAGTACTTTGCGGAAGTCTGCGATAATCTCTGCGTCGTTCTGAGCCTGATACATCGTCACGAATATGCCGCCCAGTTTAACTTCCTGTGCGTTAATTTCGTTTGTGACTTTGCGAAGTCCAGATATTTCAAATGCGCCGAGGATAGTCGGAACGTAAACTCTATCGCACTGACCGATTATCTCACGAACTTCATCGTTGAGTGTTGGTGGCATATCAAATAATATGTAGTCATATCCTTCAGGGTTTGAGGGCAGCTGACTGTATCTTGTTATGTTTATCTTGTCATAATCTGTTGGGAGTATTGCATCAGCGGATAAGCTGTTTGCAAAGAAGTTAAAGCAGTTCTCCTGCTGGTCGCAGTCAACTACCAATACACTCTTACCATGTTGTGACAGGCTGTATGCGAGGTTGATAACAGATGTGGTCTTTGCCACGCCGCCCTTGTTGTTAAATATAGCGATCTTAATCATATCTTTTTTCCTTTCTGTTTTTCCGGCTTGACATTGCATCTAAGATATGATATAATAAATGCAATGATAAAAGCCTGTGATTTATGTTGCTTGTTGCAGGTTTGCGTTCATGGAGACAGCAGTATCAAACACTGCTGTCTTTTTTTATTCTGATTTTTTCATGTAATCACTTCCCCATTTGACAATACCTCCTTTGATAACAGCAAAACATTCACCGTATGTATTTTCAATGTGCCATTCTTCGTCATGTGAATACTCATTAAGCACATAATCTGCAACATCACCCAAAGTAGGCAAAAGTATTTCTATTCCTAAAGACATAGATTTGCCGTTCTCATACTTGCGAATATATATGCCCGACTGAATCAATTCGGTATACATATCATCGGCATATACAGGAGATATTGTGTTATTCTCGATCTTTTTACTCATACGCATTATCCTTTCGTTATGGCTAACTTAAAAATTGACACTGGTGTCAACTTTTTTCGGTTTCGGGTTTCACGTTCCACGGAGCATCCGAGAAGTCATAGTCCCGTGCGAACTTCTCATATTCGCCGAGATCGTAGCTGGAGCTGTCACCTTTGCTTTGGATCTCGTTCTCTATAATTGTTTTTAGATAGTTTAATCTGCCTTTTTTATTAGGGCTATAAGCTTCCATCTTTCTATATCTTTCAAGAAAATATTGAACACGCGCCTTGTTATCATTTTCAGGGACGGCTTTACATACAAGGTCATGCAGTTCCTGAATATCATCTGAAGAGAACTCGCCTTTGAAAGCTTTGTCTAACAAAACAGATAAGTCACTGTCGTAATCAAACTCGGTGACAGTTTCGCATTCAAGATCAGCGGGCTTTGGCTGTTGGTCAATGAACTCTTCAAGAGTTAGCGGGTCTTTGTAGTTCTCATTTTTTTTGATATAAAAAATGATAGTCAACCATTTGCCGCCTGCACCTGTTTTGCCGCGCTCATAAGTGTAACATATATCTGTATTTTCTTTTAGTGCCTGTTGGCAACTATCAAGAACATATTTTTTAAAATTAGACCAACCAGTGCGCCCAGAATATTCATTCTTATCTATCCCAAGAAGTTCCCTAAGTTCTATAACAGATAGTACTCTTTTACCTAAATCCTCATATTGCTTTAAAATTTCATACATACGGAATTGATTTGGACTTTTTAAGCGCAAAGCATTCCACAACTTATATTTAAAAAATTTGTTCTTAAATTCAAACATCAAAGGAAGAGCTTTATCATGTGCATCTATTTCCATAAACCATTCTCCATATTCGTTCTGAAACAAATGGCACTCCTTAAAAAGCTGAAACGAACAAACTCCACGCCCGTTTTCATCAGGTATATGAACAATCTTGCATAACAGACTATCAGTACTTAATCTTATCTGACTAAGATTAAGTTTACCAAAGCCCATTATACGCTGAAAATCATCAATAGGAAATCGAACACATCTTGTATCAATTTTGAATGGATCAATTTTTGAAAGATATATGCTGAAAAATCTAAGTTCTTGCAATGTCATATTATTGTTTCTTAGTTCATTCAGCACGTTTCTTTTTTCGACCCAAGCGTTATCGAATAATTTCAAGAATATCACCTCGGCTACATTATAGCATATAATTGAGTAGTTGTCAATACCAAACTACGTAATTAAAAATATAATCTATGTAATTGAGATATGCAATCTATGTAATTGAGATATGCAATCTATGTAATTGAGATATGCAGTCTATGTAATTGAGATATGCAGTCTACGTAATTGATTTTGGAAACGGCCTAATTTCGGGAAAAATTAAAACCGAAATCAACATATAATCAACATATAATTATTTTTTTAATCATCTATCAATCATAGTGATTTGATGATTGAAAAACATAAAATATAAATTTGTTGGTAAGAATACTATCTACGTAATTGACGATATCAATCTCCGTAATTGATTTTAGTAACACTTTCAGTATCGTGCTTTCGTGGAAAACAATCGTACCTATCGTGAAAAAGTCTATGACCTTTCGTAATTCAAGCTCACATCTTTAAATATTAAGAAGCCCTAAAATACTATGTTTGCGTAAACTTGTTATCAAGTAAAATTATCAATGGAAAAGTCTATGACCTTTGGTGGAAAAGTATCGTACCTATTTACACCTTTGCTTAATGGTTGAAAATTGCCGATATTAATCTCCGTAATTGCGATATCAATCTCCGTAATTGAATTTTGTAGAAAAGTCTACAAAAATACCGCAGCCGGGATAACTGCGGTATTTGTTGTTATTTAGTGATATCTGTTAATATTTCCTGTTATTCTTTCTGCGCTCGCGTTCCCATTCGGTGAGTATCCTTGTGATTTCTTTGATATTCTCGGTCATGCGGAGAACTGCAAAGAGAAGTACCAGCTCTATGATTCCTGCAAAAAATGCAACTCCGATAAACATTCCAAAGTTTTCACCCATAGTATCAACTGCTACTATAAACATATACAAAAGTGTATATGCAAGATGATTCGCCATAATCTCACGATTTATAGTTACTGCTTCATCGTGTATGCTTTGGTGGTTGCAGGCAACACACTACTCACAAGTTCTTGTACACTCCACAGTCGTAAATTCC